TTCGGAATATTTCCATATATCGGTCTAACAACACACTTCCTAGCAACTGACTATCGCAACCCGCTAAAAATACCCTGTCGAAGTCCAAATTCCGATTCATAAAATTCTGCCTTATACCTGGAATATTGGCTGAATAAGAGTAGGTATCAAACGTCATATGCTTGATTCCAATTTTTACTAGAGTCTCTGCATAGCGTTTTACATCGTCCTCAGTGTCGTTGACCAAAAACATATATGGTTCAATCCGCGGGACAACTCTAACTCCAGCCTCGTGTAATATCTTCGCTGCCTTCATCCTCCGTTCATACGAGGGCGCTCCAAGCTCCAGCGTCTTGGTCAATTCTTCGTTCGTAGTCAAGATGGTGATATGAACCGCAGCACCAGCTGGATTTTCTACCAACGCCCTTACATATTCATCTTCAGCAACTAGGTCAGATTTAGTGTTGAGCATAACCGGGTAAGCAATTTCCTTGAAGTATTTCAACAGTTCAAGGCTAACTTTGTATTTTCGCTCCAACGGGTGAAAATCTTCAAAGCGAATTCCAAACCTTACTGGAATCTCCATCGCAAAGGCTTTTCGGATACCCGACAACCTATGAGGGTCTTTTCCCCGAAGCGGTAACATCTTGTCAACTTCCCGTTTGTAGTAATCAGGGTTACAATGTCGTAATCCAATCGCTCGGGGGTTGTCGAAAAAGGAGGTATAAAGGGAAGCCCGAAAAACGTCTGCGTAACAGTAAATACACCTGAACGGACAATTAAGACCGTCCCAAACGTCCGCATTAAATGGCATCGGACATGCTGCAGCCCGCAGCGAAATTTCGAGAAAACTGTTGATTTGTTCTGTGTCCAATAACCGTTCCTTCTTTTCCCATTGCTGAGTCAATAGGTTGTATTGATAGTAGTTCTTTTTCCGCCCTTTTTCTTTTATAGGTCCGCCTTTGTGTTTTGCTGGGAAGAAAGGGCGGTTCCCTGGAACAATTCTACTCACTAGTTCTCGGATTTCTTGATAATCCCTGACGGCTTTAATGACTCTTCTCTCCCTTCTTTAAATTTCAATCTCATCAGTTTTCCAATCTCCGGTTGAGCCTATATTCCAAAACAATATAGGCTCAACCAATCGCTCTCGATTTCTAATCAACCAATCCCACGCTTTAGCGTCATAATAAGGGTGACAAGGAAACGGAACAAGAGTATTACAGGCTTCAGTATATTCCCAACCTTCGTCTATCAGTTCCAAATTTCCTTTCTTCGAGGATTGGAAGTGAGTGAGCGGTGAAAGGTAATCATTCATAATACGCTTACGCTTGAGTGAAATGTCCCCCGTCCTAGTCATTACTCCATACACTGTCTGACCGGGACGGGTAGCTTGCCATACTCCTGAGGCGATAGTACCACTGCCAACACAAATGACTATAGTAGGAAAGTCCTTTATGCACTCTTTCGCTATTCGGGCAGTTTCTTCCAGCGTTTCTGACAACGGCAATCCCAAAGGTAATAACTTGTATCCCTTCGGTGTGCGTTTCCTTGCTATATAATAGTTCACTTTCGCCATTCCAGCAGGAATATCTGCTAATTCAGCCTTCCAGCGTTTCCACTGCTGACGGTGAAATTCTAACAATGGAATAGATTTCTTATACACTGGATTGAAAATCCGACATTTCATCCCCAAATGGTAGCAAGCCCAAGCTACTCCCCATCCTGCCATACTGACTGAAGTTTCTACGTAGGATACACCGATGTAACCTTCTCGTTTCAGCTTTTCTAGGTGTTTCACTAATCCTCGAATCTTGCTGAAAGGCGGCGCTCCTTCCGGCGCACAAAGATCTTCCCTCTTTACATATATGCCATCGTATTCTTCGACAGGTGTATCTCTCAGGAGGATGGACATCCTACCACATCCTTCAACGTGTACATCTCATCAGTAGTTCCTTCTATGATTTTTATCCCTTCTTCGTAATCTCCCACCCCATCCCAACACTTCCTCGGATCCTCACCTTTTTGAACAGCCAGCTTGAAGTGATGAGCGTTAAATGTGCATGGATTTTTCACGTCCAATCCACAACAGGTATTACATTTTTGCACGTATTCCCAACCGCTATTTACGAAATCGGGACAGCCAAGAATAATATCATACTTTTCGGCAATTGTAATAAGGTTTTTAAGTATCCTTTTCCACTGTTTGTCTTGATTCATGTACCAGATTTTTTCTATATCCAAGCCCAACTTGAGTAAGTTTTTTGCTACATAATCATTGAAGTGCAAGTTATAAGTGTTGTAACGATTGATTCCATACGACTTTAACAGTTTGACCGTTTCCTCGAATTGCTCCGGCGTATGGTAACCGGGAATGAACGGTTCCCCATTGACTCCAACGTTGAACCCTTTCTTTTGTAGCTTACTTAATGTTTTGACCCTATCTATGGGATTTTCCGTCATTTTGCGTTCAAACAGTTCCCAATCAGCTTCCAATCCGGGAGTAATTATTGCCATCATCGTGCAGGTTTTCCCCAACCCGGTCATCTCATAAGCTCGGCGTGGAAATTTTGTTTGGACTACCGTGTCCCATTCCATTTCCATAAGAAATTTTAGTATCTCAGTTGATACTCGGTATTTTTCCTCCCATGGCTGAAACGGGTCAGAACGGTTTCCTAAACGCAATGTCTTGCGTTGTCGTATCGCTTCGTGTAACGGACTTTTCCCTCGTAGGGAGGGGGATGAGAGTTTTCTCTTTATATCCTCCACGTCTGCCATCCGAAAATCATTGCCCCAAGTTCGGTTTAAACGCCGGGAATAACAGTGATAACAATTCACCTCGCATGTCCAATAAGAGTCAATGGATAAGGGTAAAGGGCAATATAGCATATCTCCTCTCATCCCCAATGCCGCTGTATAGGTTTTCATCTAAATCACCTTTCTACAGCTTATTTACCTTGTCCCCTGTAACCTCAATTAATCCGTATGCTTCGAGAACCTTAACAGCGACATTTACTGCATATCGGCTTTCTTTAAGATTCGATTTTCCTCCTTCTTTGACATACAGTTCATCAGTTCTCTTCACCCAATCCTCTATGGGCAATACGTCCTTCGCTCTCTTGATAACCAATGCGGCCGCACCTATACGAGTTACACCTACACCAGTTGACGGTGGAGTTGGTTTGGCTTTAACTTTGGATTTCTCTGCGGGTTTTTCTGCTTTTTTGACAAGTTTAAGTGCTGGTTTTTCTTCTTCTTCATCCTCCTCTTCCTCTTCATCCTCAACTTCTTCCTCTTCTACTTCGTCATCATCTTCTTCGAGTTCGGGTTCCGTATCTACTTCCTCTTCATCTTCTTCTTCGAGTTCGGGTTCCGTATCTACTTCCTCTTCATCTTCTTCTTCAACGGATTCGCCTAAGAGTTTAATGACTCTCATGGTCTCCTCGGAAATATCATCCTCAGGTAAAATAAGTTCAGCCGCTTCAAGTATTTGCTCTAATAACTCCTTTTCCGTTACTTTCTTTCCGGTTTTGATTTGCGGGTCTAGCCCCAGGACATAATTCAACTCTCTCGCCACCTTAATCAAATCCTCTCTTTTTACTGACATACAAACTCCTCCTTTTTTGATTTGATTTTGTATTGATTTTATCCTCTCTGATATTATTATACAATTTGAACCAAAATTATTTGAAGGGTTTTCAAAAAAAGTTTCTTCCCCATCATGGGAAAAAACTTTCCAAAAATGGTCTACTTGCCGCAAGGTCTTGCAAAACCCAAACCTCTCTGTCGTTGGAGAATTCTCCTTCGCGCACCACGATTTCGTTGATTCGTAGTATTCCCAGCTTCTTCTCCCTCGCTTGCGGGTCTTGGTTTAAACCATACATTGCTGTAACATGAGATAGCTTACGCTTGTCTTCAGAAAAGTTCGACATTGTCAGCCTTTTCCTTTCGTAGCTTTCCGAATCTGCTTGCGTTGCAGTAACTACCAATACATGCCACTCTTGAGACACACCTCGCAAGGATTTCCAGATATAATCCTGCCTGTGGCGAAATTCAGAAACCTTCGCATCGTCTGCTGACATCAAGTCCGCGTAATCTATGATTATTATATCAGGGACAAAACCATCCTGCCTTTCCCAGATATCTAACACCCGCCGGATTTCGCTGACAGTAAGAGTTCCCGCGGGATAGGTTATCAGCTTGAACCTACGCTTGTATCTCTCGAAGAATGCCCTGACATTTTTCTTGGCTTGAGCCACCGTGAGTGGCCGACATTTCTTGATTTTCTTCAACCAGACCGTTCCTCGTCTGTCGGTACAACCATAGGCGTCACAGGGCTCGTAATCCGGGTATTCCTCATATTTTTTCTGTAAGACTTCGAGGTCAATAAACTGATGAGGGTTTTGCGTAAACATCGATAATGATACTTCCTCAAAAATTCCGTGGTCACAGTTTCTATCCGCTCTATCGCATAAGTCCAACTGATTCAATACGCAATCTCCGACAGAGCGGAAACGTTCTTCGCAATACCTTTCCTTGTCGGAGCGTTGCGAGATATATATACAAATCCTCCTTAATATCTGTTCTTCTGTCATGTCGCCCGCCTCAAAAAACGCAACATTCGCCTTCTGTCGAATAGCTCTCAATCCTATCTCCAACAACATGAAAGTTTTCCCTCGTTTTTCTGGCGCAAGTAATGAAACAAATCCTCCTCTGACCAGTTGGTCGTTCCAAAGCTCTCCTAACGCTCCCGGGTAGGTCACAACTGGAGTGTAGGCATTGGAGAAAGCTCGTTCAATTGCTTCCATTGTTTCCTTTTTCTTCGACAAGTCCAAGCCTAACTTTTCATCTTCAAATATAGACGGTTGGAATGATGCCGCCAGTTGCTCGGCTTTCTCGATTTCTCCCGCATCGATGAGTGCTTGGACTTGTTGATTGTGTTTTTCGATTTCTCTAGCTTTAAGGTATTCGATAGTCTTGTCATATAGGTAGCCCGAATTAAACTGCGTTCCCCTACCATATTCATCGCTCAAATCCTGCAACAATTCCTCTATATATCTTGCATCAGCTTTCGATAAGCCTTTCTTCAAGGCGTCCATATACAAGTCTTGTATGTTTGAATCGGGAGCTTTTCCATACTTTTTAAAGTAGTCCATACACCAACCAGCTACAATTTTTAGCTCCGGCGATTCCAACAAGGAAGGATTCCAAAATTTCTGAATCCGCTGTAAGTAACCCGTACTTACAATCATTCCGGTAACAATCCTGCGTTCGATAAACTCTTGGTCATCTCTTATCAAAATAAATCCCTCTCCCTAAACTTTCTGTCCTTATATTATACAAACTCCTGTCGAATTATTTGTAATTCAAATCCTTCCAATTCTCCTTCTCTAATTCGCAAAGAAAGGCTATGTTACAAGCTAAATGCCAAAGGTGAGGTAATCCGCTTCCCGAGTCTACTCCTGAAGAGTTTTCTAGGTATCTGAGCCAATGACGATATGCGGCATCCCGGTATCTTTCCTTTTCAACATCCTTCCAACGCAACATACCTTGCTCCCCGTATTTTCGACAGCCATATTCCCTTATGGCAGCAATAGCCCAGATGATTTCAGACGGGACCAACGACAATCGAGGTTTTCCGGCATCAGCCTTGATTTCTTGATTGTGATATTGCATGGTTCTTCCTCCTACCCTCTCAAATAGGATTTCCCAGTTATCGCATCACGTTCAAAATTATCGGTCTTGGCTTCGTCCCGGCGGAATCTGCTGAACAATGAATGGTTCAGGTCAAACATATCCAACCTAATATCTGTAATCCAAGTATTATCCCGAATCCAATCAATGTATCGAGCTATCAACTCCATCGGACCGGGAAGAAGCCTGACCAAATCTCCTTTCAGGTGTTGTTCTTGTTTCTCTTTGATTTGAGAGTATAGATGTAGGAGCGTTTCCGCAAGAGTTCCTCCGTCAACTGTTCCTTCAAACAACGCCTCTGCTGGTTCGTAGCAATCCCGGTAGAATACATGAGCAAGGTCTTTGCTACGGAAGAATTGCCGCAACACTTTCTTGGAGTCTTTGGGGGTATCGGCAGGACTGGTTTTGGGTTGACCGGGAGTGACTCCAGCCCGACGCATAGCGTCCTCAAGCTTAATAAATTTGCTACGCAGGCTGGAGCCACTTTCAATGACCGGAATGTACTGACCGCCTATATTGTCCTCGTACCAATCCAAGGCAGTCTCTACCCGTTGAATGGAGACACCATCAGTTTCTACTAGCTTTCTAATTTCATTAGCCCAAGAAGAAATCCTTTGGGGTGTCACGTTAATTCTTTTATTTTTTCTAATGATGAAAGCTAGTTTTTCCGCTAATAGAACGTATCGTTCAATTTTATTTGTTTTCTTATCCTTTGAATCCTTTGAAGTTTCTAGGTCGGAGAATAATATCATATTAGTATTTTTATCCTTTGTATTTTTATTTAGTATTTTTAGGGCCTGATTTCCATCCCTATGGTTTCCATCCCTATGGTTTCCATCCCTATGGTTTTCACCCTTATGGCTTTCGGAAGGATTGGAATTTT